GGGGACCTGTTCCGGGAGTTCGCGGACAACCTCTGCGAGGACGTAGTGGACGGCATCACCGACCGCCTACAGATCATCTCCTGGTCCGCCAGCGACACGAGCCTGAACGCCGCCGTGGACACCATCTGGGAGCGGAACCAGGGGGAGGCCCGATCCGGGGCCGTTCACCGGAACGGGTTCCGGGAGGGTGACGGGTTCACCATCGTCCAGACCGACGCCGAGAACCGCGCCCGTGTCTACCGGCAGAACCCCACCCAGATGGCCGTCCGCTACTCCACCGAGCGCCCCGACGAGATGGACCTGGCCGCCAAGGTGTGGCGCGACGGCACCCGCTACCGGGTGAACCTCTACTACGAGGACGGGCGCATCGAGAAGTACGCCAGCCGGGGCCTGGGAGCCGACAACGGGATGCCCAAGGCCAGCGCCTTCCGCCCCCTCCAGGCCGGGGACCCGGCCCTGGGTGAGGCCGACTCGTACCTGGACGACACCGGGGACTACCTGCCCGTGTTCCACTACCCCAACGGCGAACTGTCCGCCTACGGGAAGTCGATCCTCCGGGGCGTCATCCCCCTCCAGGACGCCCTGAACAAGGCCGTGGCGGACATGCTTGTCACCATGGAGGGCCATGCCGCGCCGATCCGGTGGGCCCGTGGCATCGAGGTGCAGCGCGACCCCGTGACCGGCGAGGAACTGGACCCGTTCAGGGGAGCGAACCAGCCGGGTTCGATCATGCGAACCGGGTCCAAAGACGCCATGTTCGGCCAGTTCGATCCCGCCGCCATGGACGGGTTCCTGGACGTTCAGGATTCGTTCAAGATCGAGATTGCCCGGAAGGGCTACCTGCCGCCGTACGCCATCACCCTCCGGTCCGGGTCCTCCGCCCCGCCGTCCGGGATCAGCCTCCTGGTGGCCGAGGGCCGCACCATCAAACTGGCCCGCGACCGCCAGCGCGACTGGGGCACCGAGCGCCGCCGCGAGATGGCCTACGCCGCCACCCTGGAACTGGGCACCCAGGTGGACGCCGAGGACCTGGACATGGAGTGGGCCCCCCCGGAGACCCGCGACGAGAAGGCCCTGATCGAGATGCTGTTGCTGAAGAAGGAACTGGGCGTCCCGCCCCGGCAACTCCTGATCGAGGCGGGCTACTCCAGCGACGAGGTGGACGAGTTCCTGGACGAGGCCGACGAGGCCGGGTCCGACGCCGCCGCCGTCCTGTCGATCCTGGAGGGTGGCCGTGGCGGGGTGTCGCCTGCTGGGGCCCGGACGCTGAACGGGGCCCTGGGCGTCCCGCCCGGTCCTGTTCCCCCGAACCAGGCGGGGACCGCCCTGGCCGGGACGTGACCCGCCTGACCGTGGCCCTCTCCTGGGCCGCGATCAGGGACGGGGTGGCCCTGGGGGCCGCCGTAGTCCGGTTCGTCGCCCTGGACCCCGTTCTCTGCCGCCTCCGGGGCCATTCCTGGCATGTCTGGGCGTCCGGCCACCACGTCCTGAAGGTCTGCGACACCTGCGGGACGGTGGGCCGTGCCCGCTAGCACCCAGTTCCAGCAGGGCCTCCTGTACGAACAGGCCCGCCAGTTCGCCGCCGCCCTGGAGGCCGCCCAGGCCACCGCCCAGATGGACATGCTGGCCGCGTGGACCGATTCCTACTGGGCCATCCGCCAGGAGATGGACCAGTTCCTCGCCAAGGTGGAGGCCGCCAAGATCGCCGGGACCCCGCCGTCCCCTGCCTGGGCGTACCAGCAGCAGCGGCTGAAGAACCTCCTGGACGAGACCAAGGTGCAGATCGCCCGGTACGCCGAGGCCGCGTCCGAGGTGGCCGAGAAGGCCCAGAAGGCCGCCATCGCCGCCGCCCTGAAGCACGCCGAGAAACTGGCCAAGACCGCCGTGGCCCAGTCTCTGCCTGGGTTCGCCGCCGACTTCGCCCGCGTCAACCCCGCCGTGCTGGAGGCCGCCGCCGGGTTCCTCTCCGATGGATCGGTTCTCCGGAACCATCTGGCCCTAACCCTGCCCGGTGAGGCCGCCGAGCGCGTCCAGTCCGCCCTGATCCGGGGCCTGGCCCTGGGCAAGGGACAGGACTGGATGACCAGGGAAGCCACCAAGGCCCTGGGCCTCCCCCACTCCCGCGCCGTCACGATCATGCGGACCGAATCCCTCCGCGCCTACCGGCACGCCTCCCGCGCCACCTACCTGGCCAACCAGGACGTGATCGGCACCTGGGTCTGGAACGCCCACCTGGACGCCCGGACCTGCGTGGCCTGCGCCATCATGGACGGCACCGAACACCCCCTGGACGCCACCCTGGACGGACACCCCCGATGCCGGTGCGCCATGGTCCCCCGCACCAAGTCCTGGGAGGACCTGGGCCTGGACGGTGTGGCCGACACCCGGCCCCCGATCCGGTCCGGGAAGGCGTGGCTGGAGTCCCAGCCGCCCCACATTCAGCGGGCCATGATGGGCCCCGCCAAGTTCAACGCCTGGGTGGACGGCCAGATCAGCCTGGACGACATGGTGGCCCGGACGTTCTCCCCCCAGTGGGGCACCATGCGGACCGAGCGGTCCCTGGTGGCCATCCTGGAGGACCGGCACCCCAACTACTGGGACGCCCCTTCCGTTCCCCCGAACGCGGGCCCCAAGCCGCCGCCCCAGCCGGAGGCCAAGTACGCCCAGCACCTGGCCGACCGGCACACCATGGAGTACCTGGAGGAATGGCTGGCCACCCCCGGCAACTCCCCCCAGGCCCTCGCCAACATTCAGGCCGCCATCACCCTGAAGCACCTCCGGAACGCCCCCCGGCAGGGGCCGTCCCTGCCGCGCCCCGACATGACCAAGGTGAAGGCCGCCCTGGAGAAGTTGCGTTCAGCCGTACTGACCAAGGGCTACCCGAGCAAGGGCTACTCCCAGACCCAGGCCATCTACAAGGCCCAGGCCAACGGCACCGTGGGCACCAAGGTGGGCGTGGTGAAGTCCCTCACCTGGGAGCAGAAGATCACCGCCCAGCGAATCCTGTCCGAGCACAACGCCGAACTGCCCGACCTGGCCCGCCAGTGGGAGAAGAAGAAGGCCATCGCGGACGCCCACGACCAGGCCCTGGCCATCCACGCCCAGAAGGCCGCCGACGACGCCGTGGAGGCCCTGAAGAAGGACCTGGCCCACATCGACGGCACCGCCGGGGGGAACAACGCCTGGGACGTGGCCGTGGCCCTGAAGATGCTGGACCTGGAGGATGCCCTGAAGGCCGCCGGGGACGACCTGGTGAAGGCCGCCAAGGCCCAGGCTCAGATCACCCACCTGAAGGCGTACCGGCAGGGCTACTGGGACGCCCAGGACACCATCGGGATCAACCAGTGGAAGGGCACCACCTGGATTCCTGATCCCCCGAACGGTTCCACCCTGGTGATCGAGGACGACGGATGGGGCCACCTCACCAACACCCAGGTGAGCCTGGACCTCCACCTCCCGCCCCACCTGACCGTGAAGTTCATCGACGGGACCAGCGGCGGCACCTCCACCTGGACCCAGGTCCTCACCCCCGACCCCACCGAGGTGGCCGCCTGGAAGGCCCTATGGACCGACCAGGACGGCCTGGTGAACCCCGCCATCTACGACAAGTCCAAGGAACACCTGGACCAGGGCAAACTGACCCCCCAGCAGGCCGCCGACCTCCAGGAGGCCCTGGATCAGGACTGGGCCGCCGGGAAGTGGAAGCCCGAGGCCACCTACGTCACCAAGATCAAGGGATTCCTGGACGACGGCACCGTGACCCCCCAGTCCCTGCGGGCCACCGTGCTGGACGACCCCGACGCTAAGCCCCTGTCCAAGGCCAACGCCGCCCAGGCCCTGAAGGAATGGCAGGCCGAGCAGATCGCCAAGGCCAGCATCCCCGTCCCCAAGCCAGCCATTCAGGTGGACAAGATCAAGTGGGAGAAGGTGTCCGACGCCCAGGTGGCCAAACTGGTGGCCAAGGTCCAGGCCGGGGACCAGTCGGTGGAGGACCTGTACGCCCTGTTCCAGAAGGCCAAGAATGCGGGCCCCAAAGCGAACTACGCCAAGGCCATCCTGACTCTGGAGGGGAAGGCCGATTCCATTCCGGGGAACCTGGTGGATCAGGCGATGTTCAAGACCTGGAGCGACGACCTGGCCAGCGGCACGATCACCCCAGAGGAACTGGAGGACCTGATCACCTGGCAGGGGTCCACCGCCGCCGACAAGGCCACCGCCAAGGCCGTCCTGGCCGCACACAAGGCCCCAACACCCAAGCCCCCCACGCCCCCGCCCGCCGCCGGACCGGCGATGCCGACCAAGCCCCCATGGAGGCCCGAGGACCTGAAGGACACCGGCACCGTCCTGGGCACCCACGGGGCCCGCGTCTACACCGCCCCGGACGGCACCCGCTGGCTGTTCAAGCCCCCCAAGGACCCCAAGGACGGGTTCCTCACCACCCTGGACGAGGCTACGGCGCGGTTCCAGGCCGCCGCCGGACTGAAGGCCCCCGACACGTTCGTCGTGACCCTGGGAGGCCGCCGAGGGTCCATCCAGCGCATGTTCCCCGCCAAGGATGGGTTCCCCGGCGGGTTCAAGCCCACCGCCCTGTCCGAGGCCGACCTGGGGGCCGTCCAGCGCGAACACGCCCTGGACTGGCTACTGGCGAACCACGACGGCCACCGCGACCAGTTCCTCCGCCTGGAGGACGGGTCCATGGTGGGGATCGACAAGGGCCAGGCGTTCCGCTGGATGGGCCAGGACCGGCTGGACTGGGAGTTCCATCCCAATCAGGCGTACGGGGCACCCGAGCCCGTCTACAACGCCCTCTGGCGGGCCTTCGCCAGGGGCGAGGACGTGGACCTGGACCCGCCGGGATCGGGCCCCCTCTGGGATCAGATCAAGGTCCTCCAGGGCATCCCCGACGACGTACTCCGGGACGCCTTCCGGGAGTACGCCGAACAGGCCGCCGCCAGGGGCCTCCTGGCCAAGCGCCAGAACTTCCCCGGCCTGAAGGCCCACACCATCCCCGAGAACGACGTGGAGGCGTTCCTGGACGCCCTGGTGGCCCGGAAGAACCGGCTGGACCAGGACTTCCGCGACCTGTACGAGCGGGCCGCCAAGGAACGCGCCAAGGCCCTCCCCGGCTGGAAGCCCAAGGCCCCCAAGGTGTCCGGCACCAAGGCCAAGTGGGTTGGGAAGGACAAGCCCAAGCCGCCCGTCGCGCCGACCGAGCCCAAGGCCCAGGTGGCCCAGATGTTCACCTCCTGGGTGGACGAGGCCAAAGCCCGCTACTCCGCGTTCAGCGGCGGGAAGAACCTGGAGGACTCCAACAACTGGGCCCGGTTCAAGCGGGTCATGGAGGACCTGGACGAGTCCGCCGTGGACGAACTCCTGGCCCGCAACTACCTGGACGACGCCACCGCCGCCGAGGCCCGGACGCTGATCGCCGCCGCCCGCGCCCGGAAGGCGACCCTGGAGGCCGACTACAAGAAGGCCCAGGCCGACCACAAGAAGGCTGTTCAGGCGTACCGGAAGGACCTGAAGGACTGGAAGGAAGCCAACGGCGTCCAGGACCTCCTGGCCGGGATGGATGACGACGTACTCCGCCACAAGACTGACGCCGCCGGTCTGAAGTGGGCCGAGGGCAAGTGGGACGGGTCCAAGTACAAGGGCACCCAGCGCCAATGGCTACGGGACTACACCGGGTCCCTCTACGACGCCCTGAACAACGCCCTCCGGGTCGCCAAGGGCAAGATTCCGGACGCCTACAAAGACGCCACCAAGGCCATCGACAACGCCATGGCCCACATCAGCATCCCCGAGGACGTGATCCTCCACCGAGGCGTCGGCGCGGCACGCCCCGGCCAGGCCCAGTTCGTCCTGGACGGCGTGGACTTCACCGAGAAGGACGACCTGACCAAGATCATCGGTTCCGTTCAGGTGGACCACGGATTCATCTCGACCAGCGTCGGCAACTCTGCCGCGTTCTCCGGCCACCCCATCCAGTTGAAGATCAGGGCCCCCGAGGGAACCCCCGCGTCCCTGGTCACATCGTTCTCCAACTACGGAACGGCTGAACGAGAACTGATCCTTGGCCGGGGCCAACGCATGTTCGTCCACAACGCCTACAAGACCAACGGCAAGTGGTTCCTGGAAGTCGAGATTGTCCCCGAGGACTTCGACCCCACCACCGCCACCGCCCTGCCGTCCGCCACCCCCTGGGACCACTAGGAGCCACCCATGCCCGAGCGCGACCCCCACCAAGACGCCCGCCAGGACCAGCCCCTGGAGTTCCAGACCGTCTACGCCCCCGCGTTCTACCGGGGCCGCCTGACAGGCCGAGGCCGATGGGTGCCCCTGTACGCCCACGGCGACCTCCTGGGCGTCGTGTGGACCGACGACGACGACGGCCTGGGGTTCCTGTCCCAGACCCCCGCCGGGATCAGCCGCACCCCCGAACTGGCCCAGGCGTTCAGCCGAGCCAAGGCCGCCGGGACCCCCGCCAGCGACGTGTTCGACTACTACGCCAGCCTGGCCGGGATGGGCCTGTCGGCGGGGCCCGTGGAGTCCGGGAGCCTGGACACGCTGGCCGAGTAACCCGGTTCGGGGGAACGCGCCGGTACGCTGCCCCTTGTCACCCACCCATTCAGGAGGACAGAATGACCGTCAACGCACCCGAGGGCCAGGGCCAGGAGCCCACCCAGGGAGCCCCCGGACAGGGCCAGGAGCCCGCCGGTGGAGGCCAGCAGGGCCAGGAGCCCGGTGGCCAGGGGAACCAGTCCCAGCAGGGCCAGCAGGGCCCCGAGGGCATCGACCTGAACACCATCCAGGACCCGGCTGTCCGGGCCTACCTGGAGAGGGTCCAGCGAGACGCCCAGGAAGCCCGCCAGGAGGCCGCCCGGTATCGCACCGAGCGGAACACCTTCCAGCAGCAGGCCCAGACCCTCCAGCAGCAGAACGAGACGGACCAGGAGCGGGTAGCGCGTGAGGCCCAGGAGGCCAAGGAACGCGCCGAGCGCCTGGAGCGGGAGAACCGCGACCTGAAGGTGGGAGCAGCCATCCAGAAGGCCGCGACGGACGCCAAGGCGTTCAACCCGGCCCTGATCGCCACGATGCTGGACGCCAAGGTCACGCTGGACGACAAGGGCAACCCGACCAACCTCCAGGACCTCCTGAAGGACCTTCGCCAGTCCGACCCGTACCTGTTCAAGCGGACGGACGCCAACGGCGGAGAGGGGACCGGCCAGGAGCAGGCCCCTACCGGCACCATGAACGACATTATCCGAGGCCAAGTCGCCGCCAGGCGTGGCCGCACCACCTCCTGAAGGGGAACCCCAGACCATGCCGTACAACAACGTGATCGCCCGAGGCGACACCAACGAGGTGCCGGACGACCTCTCCACCGAGATCGTCCAGAACGCCACCGACCAGTCCGCCGTCATGTCCCTGTTCCGGCGGGCCAACGTGTCCAAGCGCCAGAACCGCTTCCCCGTGCTGGCGGCCCTGCCGACCGCCTACTGGGTGACCGGCGACACGGGTCTGAAGCAGACCACCCAGATGGCGTGGGCGAACAAGATGCTCA